AGTGTAGTTACCATCTTGATTCGTGTCGCCCGTCTGCTGAATCACGCTCGGAATAGTCAGCGCCCCGGCCATAGGATTAACGCCAACAATGGCCAGGCCGTCACTGTAGTCGTGCATTCTAAATTCTGCAGGGCTCTGAAAGTCTGCCCCGCCATACCACCGGTCAAAACAACGCTCTGTTAATACCAGCAAACAGTAGTCACCAACGGCTATTGGGTGCGCCGTATAGCTGCCACCGCCCTGCATAAACACAGGCGGAACCATAGTAAACTCTGGAAGCTCAATAGATCGGCCATCTACAACGCGGTTAATGACCGGCTGCACGCTGATGGTTTTGGCCTGTACGCCGGTCACCTTGGCAATGGTTGCCGTATGCAGATTGGACAGCGTGAACTCTATTGCGTCATTCATTACGTCAATTAACTGGCGCTTTTCATTCATAGAACCACCGTCCCTGCTCCTAGCCTTCCGGTACACGCTTGGCTCCAGGCGTCCCCGTAATTATCGCCGCTATACGTGATGGTTTCAATGCGATAAACACCGTCCATATAAGGCGCTGTAGTGCTTATAAGTTGCACACGTCGGCCTATCTTCACGGTAGGGTTAATAAGCGTCTGGAACGTTACCAACTTGCTCTCCCGCGTCGGCGTGCTAATCAAACCGGTGGCTGCACTAACGACGGGTATAAACCGGCTCGTCACTTCGTTGTCTTTGATGATGTAAAGCTGTTCGTTTTCGATGTACCACGTTTCGTCAGGGCCTACCATTTCATTAATGAGCTGTACGCTATTGCCCACTAGAACCTTGGGGCGCGTCAACACGGGCCGTTCTGTAATCTTGCCAGCACCGGTATTGGGCATATCCTGCAGCGCCGAATCTACTGCCCGGCGCCCACCCTCTACCGTTCGGCTCGTGAAACTATTGGAAAAATCAAAGCCGCCATCTTGCGATTCTATGGTAGTGACAAGATCTGGCCCTTGGCGCTCTGTGCCGCCGGTGAATATCGTTCCCTTAAATATAAGCTCTTGCCGGTCTTGATAGCCGCAGGATAGCCGTATAGGGATCATTTTTTGTTGCTCGGCATCCTTTGCCAGCGCCAGGCGTTTGCGTTCTTCGATGTTGTAGAGCTGGATTCGGGCCTTGTTCAAACCGCCCATTGTGGACTTGTCAACTTCAAAGCTGATCCGCATGGGCGGTTTGATTATTTCGGTGCGCGTGCCGATGTCAACTTCTAGAGTGTAGGTTCTGTTAAATCTTGGGATGATCAAAACTGCACCTCCACGCCCCGAATCTGTTCCATATCCGCAGCCTCAATCATGTAGATTTCGCACCGCCCGCCACTGAAGTCCTGCCGCGTAAATGGGTCAATGCCGTTGCCGCTCTTGTCAACACAGATAAAATCAAAAGGCTGGTTCTGGCTTAGCATGTGCAGCACGCCGACGGATAGTTTCAGGCCGTACACTTGGCTGTCGCCAAACTCGACATCAAATAACCATACCTGGGTGCGCGGGTAGAACCGCAAAACGAATGTGATCTCGTCTTTCTCAAAAAGGATTGTATGGCGCTGGATGGGCTCGTCTGTTAGGTTTTGTAAGCGCTTCATTAGAATGACACCCCAATTCTCTCAAGCGTCGAGTTAAGGAATGACTGCGGAACATCCGCGCCTTCCTGTACGCCCTTATCCTTGGACCCTTCCGTTTGTCCGTTGGTGACTGCTGACGGATTAGCCGCTGGCGTTATCTCTGTGAATATAGTATCGGCAAACCGGAACTGCTGAAGCTCCATTGTGAAGTCTAGCGAGTTAGTTTGGTTTGTTCGCGTAATCTCAAGCGATGTAATGTACATCTGCTCATAAGTGCGGAACGGCATATCAATGCTGATAAGCTGCTCGCCTTCCTGTAGAGACTCCATCGTATCAATGAAATTCTCAATGTTGCTTTTCGCCGTGTCGTCTTGTAGCCCGAGGTAGCTGGCCACGCGACTGCTGCTCTCGATAAAGCTATCCACTTTATCAATGGCATTGGTGAAGTCATTTGTAAGCCCTGACACCCTGCTAACTTGTGCTTGCGTCCTGGCTGGAGCGTATTGTGTGATATTTCCCACCTGTTCTTGCGCTGCTTGTAGTGCGGCTATGGCAGGGTTTGGCATAAAGAAGGCGTCTGACACATTGCCCTCTATGCTCAAGGTTAACGGGTTACGTATGATGTGGTCGTTAATATGGCTACCATCTTCTAGGAAGGTGGTCGGCACCGATGCGCTGCGGAGCACACGTTCACGCACGCGGGCTGTCGTAGTAAATCCGCCAATGCCAACAGCCTCTTGCTCGTCACTATCGAACTGGCTGCCGAGGTAATCCCGTATGCTCATTAACTGCCCCCCCTGCCGCGTGTCTGGTTCCGCGCATCTTCAAGTTGCCGCTGAAGTCCGTCCGACGCTGCCTTGCCTGCTTTTTCTGGGTCTGCTGTGCGGATGTCCATGATAACGGTTTGCTCGATTGAATCGTATTGGCCAACGTTATTGGCCCGCCCGCCGCCTGGCTGTAACGCTTGGCTACCGCCTGGCGATGCTGAAGGCGATCCGCTTGAGTCTGGCCCGATAATGTCAAGAACCCAATCTGGCACAATGTTTATTACTGCGTTTTTGGCCCAATCAAATATGCCGCTGAAGACACTCCTGAATAAATCCCCCCAAGTGTCAACCATATCTGAAAAGCCTTCTCCGATTTTATCGAACCCATCGCTGAAGTTTCCGGCCAATATATCTCCTATCCCTGAAAATATTTCTACCCAGCTGTCAAACACTCCAGCCCCAAAGTTCTTTAAGGTTTCCAATACCTCTTTGAACCCTTCAACGATCCCCACTAGAAGCGGCTTTATATCAAACCCAAAGAACTCTAGGAAGAAGTTTCTAATAACAGACTTTCCGCCTTGGAATGCCACGATAAGATCATCAAGTACCAGCAACACCGCTGCGATACCCGCTGCAATCAAAATGGCAGGCGAAAAAACAAGGGCAAGCGCGCCAGCAAATCCCAGCGTGTAAACCTTCGCCGCCAAAAACGCCGCACCGACAGCCGCTATAAATGGAGCAAGCCGGATGAGCGCATCAACCATATCATTTAGGACGCCAACTGTTGCCTTGATGCCGTTAACGATCCAGTCTTTGTTCGCTGCCAGTAGGTCGGTAAAGTCCTTTGCCATCTCGGTAAGCTCAGGCGCAAGGCCAACGGCAATAAACCGTTTGACCGATTCCATGCCAAACCCAAGCGCCCCTAGTGCGTCGTTATAATCCTGCGCACTCTTCACCTGGTCAGCGGTCAGCACACCTAGACGTTGCGCCTCACCGCGTAGACTGGCCATCTCTGCGCCGGTCCGGTTCATCATGCTTAGCAGGGCGGGGTCTATGCCAAGCGCCTCGGCAAAGCCCTGTTGCTCATTCATGGTTAAACCGAGCTGCTTAAACCGGCTGCTCACCTCTGCCAGAACTGTGTCGGTAGACTTCACACTGCCGTTGGCATTCCTAACGCTTACGCCAAGGCGTGAAAAATCCTCGCTGCCCTTCTGTGCGGCCTCGCCTATCTTTGCGGCCAAGCCACTGATGGATGAGTACAGCGCCTCGGTTGATGAGCTGGATTGTTCGGCAATGAATGATAGCTCTTGGATTTTTTCAACTGCTACGCCGGTCTGCGCGTTAAGGTCTATAAGAGGCTGGAGCGACTGGCTGACACCTGTCACCCACTTGTTGATACCTACAACGGCAACGCCTAGTGCTGCGGTCATGCCAGCTAATAGGCCGATGCCTTTTCCTAAGCTGCCGTTGTATTCTTTTAGCGGGCCTGTTGAGCCTTGGAACGAAAATTTTGTGATAATTTCGGAAATTACTGCCATGGCTGCGAGCCTGTGTCGTTTACAATTCGGACAAGTATAGCACAGCAGCGGGCTGTGTCATCGAGCCCGCTGCGCTTCGTTAATATGGTACTGCTCAATGGCTGACGCGATCTCTTGGTACTCTATCGCGTCTAAGAAGTCCCGCGTGTCCATCTGCCTTATCTCATCAAGCGTACCGTAACCGTGACGCACCAGAGCGTGCTCTATCATTGCTTGGTTGTCTAGGTTGGTACGCTTGATAATGTTGGGTTCAGACGATGGTGTCGGAACCGTTAGCCGCCAAGGTTCCCTTTCAAAAAAGGGTAGCTAATCGCCCCCAGCATAGTCACCGTAAAGGTCACGTAATCCTCTGGATGGTCTTCCCAGTGCTTAGGCGACTTGCTCAGCTGCCCGCCCTCAAACAGTACGGTTTCCATGATGACCTTTTCCACCGGTTCGAAGTCTGCGCTGTCCAGAAACGAGAAGTCGCCGGATTGAATCTCACCCTGGCGCTTAGTGAAGAAGGCAAAGACGCGCCGCCGCTGGTTGTGCGTCATCTTCGTTAGCTGGTAGGCGCGACCACTTGGCATGGTGGCCTCCTGGTCTTCGTGTACGGCTTTCACCATGGCTAGTGCTGTACTTTGTTCGGTCATTACGATTGTCCTTGTGTGATGTTGATGGTTTCAGGCTTGCACTTATTGCCCACCAAATAAGACGCCGCCGCAAAAAGAAACACCAGCCCGCCCATTACAAGAAAGCCATTCTCATGGCCGTCCATGTCCATGTGTAGTATGGCAATGGCAAAGAATCCTGCCGGTACCGCTATCAGCCCTGCAATTACAGCCCGCAAGGTTATCGCGTTTGCGTTATGACAGCAAATTGCGAACGCAATGGCAAAGCCTAGCAGGGCCATAGCAGTGCCGTCGTCTGTGCCGAACTTGAGGACTGCGTAACCTGCTACGCCGCCGATGATGCCTGGGATTACTTCGTGTGCTTTCATTTTGCTTTCCTTTTGATTGTATAAAGCGTGCCGTCAATAACGTAAGCCGTATCCATTACCCTGTGCAGCGTAGAGCGGTTGACGCCCAGTGCTGCGGCTGCGTGGGTGATGTTGCCGTCGTGGTAGTTGTCTATCCATTCGCGGATTGGTTCTGCGTGGTCGGTCATTTTAGCGTTCCTTGTCTAATTTAATCAGCGCTCTGCGCCCGTAGTCCGC